AATTGTTAGCAATAGACAATATTGGGTATGTAACGGATGTAGAGAAAATTGTTTACAAACTATAATTTATCCTAGACATTTAAAAATACCCTTAAAACACTTATAAATATACCTATATATTATAACATAAGGAGAATATAATGTCAATAACCATTGATGGAAAAGTGTATGACGAAACAAATTTTAGTGTAAAATTAAGAAATACAATTGTTGCTAGACAAGAGATAGAACAATCTAAAGTTAGACACGAAATTGAATTGGAAAAAATACAAGTGCTTACAGATTATTATAATAAAAGTATATCAGAAATGATGAAAAAAGAGAAAGTACAACCAGAAAAATAACAGATGGCAGCAGTAGCAAACCTAATCATAGATCAAGGCGCAAATTTTACTTCAGATATTACAGTTAAAGACGCAAACGGAAACGCATTTAACTTAACAGGATATACTGCTGAGGCAAAACTAGCAAAGGGTTATTCTTCAACAAGAACAAGAACCACTATGACTTCTACAGTCGCTAGTGATCCTACATCTGGTATTGTATCACTTTCTCTCACATCTGCCCAAACTACAGCTTTAGACGCACCTGAAAGATACGTATATGACGTAGAAATTACGCAAACTTCAACAGGTAACGTAACCAGAGTTATAGAGGGTATAATAACTGTAAGACCAAACGTAACAACAAGTTAGTAGTTAAAACTATTATAAATATAGTAAAAGAGAGAGGTCTTAATGGCAAACATTACAGCAAAGATTAATGCCCCTACATCAAGTGGCCCACAACAAGTTTCTGTAACTTTACCGTCAGGACAAGCAGTTCAAAACAGTTCTCTTTCTTTAAAATTAATGGGTGATGTTGACGCAACTGATTTAAATGATGGTGCTTTATTACAATACAGAGCCAGTGATGGTAAATTCGTAACAAGAAACGAAATAGTTACTACTACTGGAACACTAACATTTAACGGCGGAAGTTTTTAATAAGTTATGGCAACAGTAATTCAGATAAAAAGAAGTGCGAATACTACCGCACCCTCAACTCTCAAACTTGGGGAACTTGCTTATACATACGGAACAGGTACACAAGGTAACGCTGGAGATAGACTCTTCATTGGTACAGGAGGTGTTGACGGTAACGGTGATGCTCTTTACGAAGATATTATCGGTGGTAAGTATTTTACTCAAAAATTAGATCACGTAGATGGAACGCTAACAGGTAGTTCAGCAATCACAGTTGACTCAAACTTAGCAATCAATACACTTAATATAGGTAACTCTACAACACTTGGTGGAGAAATAAGATTTAATGAAGGTACTAATAACGGTACTGCTTACATAGGATTAAAAGCACCTAATAATGTAACAACATCTAAAACTTTTGTTTTACCAGATGGTGACGGAACTGCTGGTCAGTTTTTAAAAACAGATGGTTCTGGTAATTTAGATTTTGCTACTGTTAATCAATTTATAACTTTATCTGACGGTACTAGTACAGATCAATATAATACTGCTGAAACATTATTGTTTACTGGTGGTCAATCAATTACAACTGAAGTAGATGATAATGAAATTACTTTTTCTGTAACTGCTTCATCAATTGACACAGGACAATTAACAGATGGTGGTGTTACAAACGCTAAAATTGCAAACCCACAAGTATCTTTAGGTGCTCAAACATTAACTTTAGGTGCAGCTGCAACAACAGATATTTCAGGATTAACTTCTTTAGTTGTTGATGACATTACAGTTAATGGTCAATCAATTACAACAATTGACTCAAACAAAGATATTAATTTAACACCACACGGTACAGGTGTTGTAAAAGTACCAAGTGGTTATGAAAGTAGAGCAGGACTAGACGCAGATAGTTTAGTTAACAAGGCATACGTTGACGCTATTGCCGAAGGATTACACGTTCACGCTTCAGTTAAGGCTGCAACTACACAAACATTGGCACTTGAAAGTGGCGATACAGTAACTTACAATAATGGTAGTTCAGGTGTTGGTGCAACATTAACATTATCTACAGGTATTTCTACATTAGACGGACATACACTTGTTGATGGTGAAAGAATTTTAATTAAGAATGAAAGTAACACAGCTCATAACGGTATTTACATAAGAACATCATCTACAGTATTTACAAGAGCAATAGACTTTGATACAATTGCCGAAGTTGCTTCAGGAGATTTCTTATTTGTAGAAAACGGAACATTAAATGGTTCTAATGGTTATGTGCAAACAGAAACTACAACTGCTATTGGTACAAGTCCAATTGTATTTGAACAGTTTTCAGGTGCTGGGCAAATTGTTGCTGGTGCCGCTCTATCAAAAGATGGAAATACTTTAGATGTAGAAGTAGATAACTCAACTATTGAAGTTGTTGCAGACGCATTACAATTAAAGAATTTAGGAATTACAGACGCTAAAATTGCGGCTGGTACAATCACAAGATCAAAACTTGCAAATCCATTTATTAGACTTTCAGATGAATCATCTTCAAGTGGAGAAGTTTATTTAGAAGACACACTAGAGTTTTTAACAGGCGAAGGTATTAATACTACAGTTGACAATAACACAATTAGAATTGCAGGTGAATTAGCTACATCAGCAAATATAGGTGTTGCAAAATTTAATTCAGATAATTTTACTGTATCGTCAGGAGATGTAACCGTTACAACTATTGACGGAGGATCATTCTAGTGTCAACAGTTATTAAATTAAAAAGATCAGAAACACCTAGTCAAATACCAGGTTCAGGTTCACTTGAAGTTGGCGAATTGGCAATGAATGTTACTGATGGAAAATTTTATACAAAAACATCTGGAGGAACAGTCAAAGAAGTTGGTGGCGCAGGATCAGTTTCTTTACAAGACGTAACAGACAATGGTGCCATTACAACAAACGATATTACTTTAAACGGTGGTGATTTAGTATTTGAAGGTGCATTAGAAAACGCTTTTGAAACAACTTTAACAGTTGCAGAACCAACTGGAGATAGAACAATAACTTTACCAAATCAATCAGGTACAGTTGCTATGGATGGTGACGCATTAGCATATTCTATAGTATTTGGAGGATAATTATATAAATGGCAAGTTCATTTAAAAATGCAGGAATGACTGTAGTAACTACAGATGACGCAAGTGCTAATCTTTACACAGCGTCTGGTGTTACTGCTGTTGTTCACGCTGTTTATATTTCAAATAAGAGTTCTACCAACGAGGCAAATGTAGATGTTAAAGTTACTACAGACGGTGGTTCTACTTTTTATCATATAGGTAAATCATTAAGAATACCTATAGAAAATACTTTAGTATTAGATAAACCTATTAATTTAGAAACAAACGACATATTAAGAGTTGTTGCGGAAGTAAATGCAGATTCTTCAGCACCAGATGTTGAAGTTTATGCAAGTATATTGGAGATTAGTTAATGGCATACTTATCAGGATTTGTAACACCAGAATCAATACAAGGTAAGGAAGGATTTCACGCTATTAGACGAACAGTTGAAGGACTATTATATTATACAAAACTTGATAAAGATGATCCATCAGAAATAGATTTTGACGGAGGAAATCCTACTGATAAAAATGGTAATAGACAGTTGCCTACAAAAGAAGATTATACTGAAGAAAATATACAATTACAATCTGGATCAACAGAATATTTAACAGGAGATGGATCAACTGTTGTTTTTAATATTACAACACCAGTTTTAGATGGAACAAGAATTGCAGTATTTTTAAATGGTGTAAAACAACCTATAGATGAAGTATGGACTTATAGTTCAAGTGTTGTTACATTTAAAGTTGCGCCTTATAACGGTGCTCAAATAGCAATAGGATATATAGATAAAAGATATAAAAATAACACAAGTGATTTATATTATCAATATCTTTTTGAAAATGGTGATGCTACTTATTTTGTAGATGATAACGGTTATTTTGTAAAACGAGAAAATAGAGGTAAAGGTTTAACGGTCTTAGCAAGCGATGATTTTAATACTGCTGAGTCTACAACATATTCAGTATCAGCAACAACTTGGCAAAGCGCAAGTTAAACTGATATAAATAGTAATTATTAATAAGGTAAAAAATGGCAGATTTTAAACTAGGTAGAATTAAATTTAAATGGAGAGGCAATTGGTCTACTTCTACTGCATACTTAATAGATGATGTAATTAAGTATGGAGGTAACACATACGTTTGTATTCAAAATCACACATCTCCATCAAACGAAAATTTATTTTATACAAATCCAGGTACATACACAAGTTATTGGTCTTTACAATCAGAAGCATTATTTTTTAAAGGCACATATGCAGACGCTACTTGGTATAAACTTAACGACCTAGTTAAATACGGACAAAGACAATATCGTTGTACAACTGCTTATACATCATCTGGTTCAGTTTTAGATGCAACAAAATTTGAATTGTACCTAGAGGCATTAGATTATAAAGGAGACTGGACAGGTTCAACTTATTACAAGGTAAATGACGTATTCAAATTTGGTGGTTATCAATATAAGGTAACAACTGCTCATACTTCAGGCGCTACAGCAGATGATTTTGACCAATCAGTTGTTGTAGTATTTGTAGAAGGCCAACAATGGGAAGATAGTTATAATGCTTCAACAGTATATTCAAAAGGAGATATTGTAACTTATGGTGGATACACTTACATATATGTAAATGATGAAGAAGAAGCAGGACAAACTCCTACAGATAACGCATATTGGGATGTAGTAACGACTGGATACAATACTGCTGGAGATTTTAACATTGGTGCTAATTACAAAACTGGAGACGTTATTAGATATGGTGGTAATTCGTATGTTGCAAAAGCAAATATTACTGGCGAATATCCTGCTATACAGGCGACAGGTGCTGTAAATAATACATATTGGTCTTTAGTTTCTGAAGGATTAAAATATGTAACTGGTGGATATAGTGCTTCTACAACTTATTTTATAAATGAGGTGTTAAGATATCTTTCTTCCACCTACGTAATGATTAAAGATAGACAGATTAATGTAACTCCAGGTACAGACGCAACTGTTTGGCAATTACTTGCACAAGGTTCTGAAACTGCTGTATTAAACACTAGAGGTGATTTAATCGTACAAGATGCTGCTCAGGCAGCTAGATTGCCAATAGGTGTTTCTGGTGCTGTTTTGACAACTGATGGTTCTGATCCAATTTGGTCAAACGCTGAAGGTAAAAATGTAATTTATGTTTCTAATGCTGGTGATGATACAAATCCTGGTTCACAATATTTACCTTATAAAACATTAAACAAAGCTTTATCTGTTGCTACATCTGGCGATGTTGTTACATATACAACAATAACAGGTGGTACTGGAGGAGTTCCAGGAGTTTACGATATTACTCAAACATTAACAACAGGTTCAGGTACAGGAGTTGCTGCTAGAGTTATTACAGACGGTTCATCTGTTCCTACCTCGTTAATTATAACAGACGGTGGAACTGGACATACAGCTGGTGATGTTATAACTTTTAGCGATTCTGGCGGTCAATTAGGTGGTGCTGCTGTAATTACTATTACTGTTGAATCTGTTTCTATAGGTGATGTTATATATGTTAAAAATGGTGTATATAAAGAAAATTTACCGTTAAGAGTTCCAAGAGGTGTAACCGTAAGAGGTGAATCATTAAGAGGAACAGAAGTACAACCTGCCACAGGAACTGGATCACAAGTTGCAACTATCAATAATATTTCAGGTGGTACTGGAGGAACACCAGGTACATATAATTATATTCATCAATCATCAACTGATGGTTCTGGTGATGGAATGGTTTTAAATATAGTAACTGATGGATCATCAACTCCTACTATTACAATTTATCACGGTGGTTATGGATATGAGGTAGGAGATCAAATCACAATAACAGATTTAGATGACACAAGTTCATCACAATTAGGTGGTGCAACAACTATAACTTTTGATGTTGCTACTTTAGAAAATAATAATGCTTCAAATATGTTTTTGGTTAATAATCAAACTAACATCACTTTGATGTCAATGAGATTTTTAACAGGCACTCCAACTGCTGGTGGAACAAGTAGGGCTGCTGTTATTTCACTTGATCCTGAAGGACCAATTACAACAGTTTCTCCATACATACAAGACTGTACCTCATTCAACACAAATGCAACTGGTATTCAGATTGATGGTCTATTACACAGTTCAGGTAATAAATCAATTCTTGCAAATGACTTTACACAAATTAATTCTGACGGTATAGGTGTTCACGCAAAAGGCGGTGGTCGTGGTGAGATGGTTTCAGCCTTTACTTACTATTGTAATAAATCTTTCTTTGCAGAATCAGGTGGATTTATTAGAGGTCTAAATTGTTCATCCGCTTATGGTGAACAAGGTGCTGTTGCAGATGGTACATTAGCTTCTGAAACTCCTATAACAGTATCTACTCGTGGAGAGATGCTTAAATATGACACAACTACTTTTGTAGGTGCTGCTACTGAATCAGATATTCCTGATTCTATGACTACAAACGGTCAAGGAACTGCTACAATAACAGGAGATACATCTGGTGCTACTGCTACTTTTTTCAGATATAATATTTCATTAGATTATTTACATATTGAAAATAGAGTAGGTAACTTTCAACAAGGTGAAACTATAACAATTACAAAAGAAGATAGTTCAACATTCCAAGTTAATTTAGATGGTTCTTTTGGTGATAGTACATCTGCTCAATTAGGACAAGTTGGTCCACTTATTACTTTAAAATCTTCTGATGGATCATTATCATCTACGGATGCTATTCAAATCGGTGCAAATATTGTATTTGCTAATGATAGTTCAAAATATTATAGAGTCAATGCTGTTACAGAACAAAAAACAACACCAGGTGATGAGCAAGCAACTGTAAGATTAACTGAAAGTGTAACAACATTAAGAGCTTTACCTGAAGATACCTCAACAGAAATTTCAATTAATTTTTCAAACGTTAGATTAACAGGACACGATTTCCTAGATATTGGTACAGGAGGATTTGCAGATACAAATTATCCAGGTTCACCTTCACAACCTGCTGATCAAGCAGATGAAGTTGAAGAATTAAATGGTGGTCGTGTTTACTTCTCATCAACCGACCAAAAAGGTGACTTTAGAGTTGGTGATTTATTTAGAATACAACAGGCAACTGGTATTGCGACATTGAACGCAGACGCTTTTGACCTTTCAGGATTAAGTGAATTACAACTTGGTTCTATTGGTGCAGAATTAGGTGCTACAATTAATGAATTTAGTACAGATGAAACATTATCAGGAGATGCTAACTCGGCAGTTCCAACAGAACGTGCTGTAAGAGGATATTTAACAAGAGATCAAGCAGGTACAGGTGCTTGGGTTCCACCAACAGGTACAACAGCAGAAAGACCTACAGGTGTAAGTTTATACACAGGTGCTATCAGATTTAATTCTTCTTTAGTAACTTGGGAAGGATATAACGGAACACAATGGACTGGTCTAGGTGGTGGTAATCCTTGGTCAACTATTACAGGTGACGGTTCTACATCATTTAGTGCTGCTGCTAATGACAGATATTTTGTTGACACGTCAGGTGGCGCAACAACTATTACTTTACCAGTAAGTCCGTTAACAGGAGATCAGGTGAGATTTGTTGATTTAGCAAGTACATTTGACACAAACAATTTAACTATTGGCAGAAACGGTAATAATATTAACGGATCTGCTGCTGATTTAACAGTATCTACTGAAGATGCTGCTATCGGATTAGTTTACACTGGTGCAACATACGGATGGAAATTAATAGAGAACTTGTAATATAAATAGAAGTATAGGAAAATTATGGCAGATTTAAGAGATATAACAGGAAAAAATAGAAAATTTAAAGGTACAACAGGTATAACTGTTGGAGATGACACAGCAACAACTGCTCAAAGAGTTAATGAAAAAGGTCGTTTAAGATTTAACGATACTACTGATCTTTTAGAGTATTATACAGGTAATGAATGGAAATCTATTGACTCTCCACCAACAATTATATCTTTTTCAGTTGATGGTAGAACTGCCTCAACAAGTCAATATATTGTATCCGGTACATCTGGAAGTATAGACATAGATATAAATGGTTCTCTTTTTTCAGATGGTGTAACAGTTACTTTTTTAGGCACAGGTGGTGGAAATGTTACTCCATCTACAACAACATTTAATAGTGGTTCTTCTTTGACATCAACTATAAATGATGTATCTGTATTTAATGCTTCTTTTGAACCTTGGACATTAAAAGTATCAAATCCATCAGGTTTATCTGCTCAATTAGATGACTCATTAGTAGTTGACGCAGCTCCTGTATTTACAAATGCTGCTGACACAAATTTTGACATACAACAATTTGCACGACCAAGTGTATCTATTCCAGCTGCTTCATTATGTGGTGCTACAGATCCTGACGGAGATGCTCTCACATTTACTATTACAACAGGATCTCTTCCAAGTGGATTAACAATAAATTCAGGTACAGGTGAAATAACAGGTACTTTAGCAGGTACAGTAGCAACAGATACCGTTACTACATTTACTGTTACAGCATCAGGAAGTGTGTTAAATTCATCCAGACAATTTACAGTTACCGAAAAACCTGCGGCTATAGAAACATTTACAACTTCAGGAACATTTTCTGTGCCAACAGGATTAACAGCTGTTGACGTTTTAGTTGTTGCAGGTGGTGGTTCTTCAGGAAGAGGTATTCCTACAAACGTTCCAGGTGGCGGCGGTGGTGCCGGTGGATTAATTTATAGACCAGGATTTACCGTAACTCCAGGCGGAACAGTTTCAGTTACCGTAGGAAACGGTGGTGGTATTCCAGGTCCTGAGGCAGGTCAACCAGGACAAGATTCAGTATTTGGAACCTTAACTGCTAAAGGTGGCGGTGGAGGTGGTTATTGGAATGCCGCACCAGGTTTATCAGGTGGTTCTGGTGGCGGAGGCGGTCCTGGAAATGGAACTAACTCTGGAGGCGGTTCTGCAACTCAACCAGGTCAACCAGGAGATTCAGGAACATACGGATTTGGAAATGGTGGAGGTTCATCATCACCCGCTTGGAATCCTACAGATGATGGTGGCGGCGGCGCTGGAGGCGGCGGTGGTGCTGGCGCTGGCGGCGGTAACGCTTCAGGTCAAACTGCTGGTGGTGGTGGTATTGGAAGAAGTTATGATATTTCAGGTTCACCATCTTATTATGCTGGCGGCGGTGGCGGCGGCGGTATGTCAGGTGGTAGTGGTGGACAAGGAGGCGGCGGAAACGGCGCAGGTCCACAAGGTCCAAACTCTTGCAGTCCTGGTAATAGTGGTACAGCAAATACTGGTGGTGGCGGCGGAGGTCCTACTTGTAGAGGTAGCGGACCTACTCCTAATCAGGCCCCAGGTGGAAGTGGTATAGTAATAGTTACATACTAAATTAACATTAAAAAATGGAGATATATTATGAGTAAAAAAAAAGTTGGATTATTTGATATATCAAAAAGTAATGATCCAGAATGGAGACCAATCTTTGATGAGTTTGAAAAATTTTTAAAAAAACATTCAAATTTACAAGGTGAAGAATTGATAAAACAATTTAGATTGTGGTTTAAATTTGAAGAAATTCCTCTTAAAGACCCAAAAAAATCAGTTTGGAATGAATTTACAAAAGACTATCCTTTAGGACTATCTATTCAAGGATATAAAATAGAAACTAATGATAAAGGTAAAAAAGAAAGAATACCTTATTTAGGATTCACTGCTGATTTAGATGATTTAGATGATCTAATAAATAATATAATAGCAAAGTCAAAAAAAATGAATTTATAAAATAAATTTTGTTTTTATATTATGGTATTGGAAAATAATTATTTTTACGAGTTAGAAGCTTTATCACCAGAAATATGTCAAAAAATTATTGACATAGGCACTAATCAAATAAAACTAAAAAAAGAATTAGGATTAGATACCCAAGCTAAAACTTTTGGTGGATCTGAAAAATCTGATAATAAAAAAACTCCAGCATCTGATTTATCTTTAGATGAATTATCAAAAAAATTTAATAAATCAAAACAAGAAATTTTAAAAACATCATACATTAGAGATAGTGAAGTATCTTGGATTTCTGAAAATTGGATTTATGATTTATTATATCCTAAAATTTTGAACGCAAATAAAAATGCAGGATGGAATTTTGATTTAACATATCCTGAACCAATGCAATTTACAGTTTATCATCCTGGTGGATTTTACGGATGGCATTCAGATGGTGGATCAGATTATTTTGCTAGATATAAAAAACATATTCCTGGAGTTACAGGATACAATGTTAATAGAGAAAAAGAAAATAGAACTTTTGGATATGTAAATGAAGAAAAACAAATAGGATTAGTTAGAAAGTTAAGTTTAACAATAAATTTAAATAAACCTGGTGAATATGAAGGTGGCAATTTAAAGTTTGATTTTGGACCACATTCTGAAGGAGAAAGATTCCACGAGTGTGAAGAAATACGACCTCAAGGATCTATTATATTTTTTCCTTCTTTTACTCCTCATACAGTAACACCAATAACAAAAGGAACAAGATACTCTTTAGTATTATGGGTAGACGGTCCTCCTTTTAAATAATTATGAACAAAATAATACAAAACTTTAACGAATTATCTAGTGATAAAAAAGACAAAGCAATAAGTCAATTAGATTATTTAAAAGAAAATAAACTTATAAAAGAAAAAACAGATGCTGCTAAGTTTTTTGATAAAAATAGTTATGTTGTTATCAAAGATTTTATTTCAAAAGAGATTTGCAATTTGTTATATGAAAAAATAAAATTGTCAGCAAAGAACTTAGCGTTTATGTTACATTATGAAGATTACATAAAAAAAGAAATAAAATTTAAATTAGACAAAAATGTTACCTTTTATGAAAATATAGATCAAATCTATGGAAGATTTAACGATAAACAAGCATTAGGAGATTACAGTAAATATGGTGATCCTGTGTTTGATACCTTGTTAAAAATCAATATGAATAAATTAGAAGATATACTTTGTAAAAAATTATATCCTACTTATACATATCATAGATTATATACAACAGGAACAATATTAGAAAGACATAAAGACAGACCTAGTTGTGAAATTTCTGCTACTGTGTGTTTAGGATTTGATACATCAAATTTAAATGAAAAATATAATTGGAAAATATATGTAGAAAAAAATGAAGAAGAAAAAGGAATAGAATTAGAACCTGGTGATATGTTAATATATAGAGGATGTGATATTGACCACTGGAGAGAACCTTTTAAGGGATTAAATCACGCACAGGTATTTTTACATTTTAATGAAAATAAAGATTCATTTGAAAATTTAAATGATGGTAGAAATGAATTAGGATTAAATGAATTTTTTAGATATTTACCTTTTTTAAAATATTAATTATGATAGAATATAAT